GTACGGCGGGTGTACCCATCAGCTTCTTGCCATGCAAAATTGGCTTGGTAAACAACGCACCACCAATGCCGGTGGTTATCATTGCGCCGGGTTTAAAGTCTCCCTCGGAATATTGTCGCGCACCTTCAAGTGCCATGCCAACGCCCGAACCAACACCAGCTTCTTGTAGTGTGTGGTTAACAAGCTCCTTGTTAACTTTACCGCGCCACCCTGCGCCCGTCCTCACGATCTCGCCCAAGCCTTTAAGGTTTTGCGTTGATGGCCCAATACCGCCACCTAATGATCCACCAACAACTTCACCAGCCGTGAATGCAATTGGATGTTCTTTGCGAAGTTCCTGTGAGAGAAGTTTGTCGGCTTGATTCGTGTCCTCATCCCTGACCGCCTCAAGAACTTCGTCCTGCACTTTATGGGTAGCTATTGCACTACCGATTGCAGTACCAAATATACCAATACCTTTGACTACTTTACCGGGAATTCCGGGAAGAGGAATCTTCCCTATGGTTTTCATGGCGGCTTTAAAACCAAGTGCGCCCCCAGCACCGGGAATTGCCTCGTCTTTTGCCGCCTCAAAGGCCGCACCTACAGCAGTTGTCTGCTTGGCTTGTCTATTCGCTTCGTACTCTTCGGGGGTGAAGACAGGATAACCGTCAGGTAATCCAAGTCTTTTGCGTAGTCTATCCTTCTTTTCTTCAAGAGTCATCTCCGGTATTCACCTTCAATGTTGGTTTGCCTTGGGACAATCATTTTCTGACCGTCTTGCTCAACCACGGTATCACCCGATGCTTGTGATTGATTAACTTTTTCCTCTATATCATTATCAATATGACGCTGCGGCCCACCATATGAACTAAAGCCCCCACTTGTTGCAGCCTTTGTAAACCGAAGTAACTCCTGCGCTTGATCCGCATAAGTAGTGGCGTTCTTTGGGTCTTCTATTGCCTTACTTAACAATCTGGATATTTCACCCATGAGTTTGGAAGTTACCTCTGCACCTGCTCCCTTAGCTTTAAGCTCTTCTGGTAATGAAGCTGCCTGTTGTTCGATCATGCTAATACGATCATTAACAGTTTGCTCATCGTAGCTTGCTTTAGACTCGGCAGAAACACCACTCGCATCTTGTCTAGCCATAGCACGTTGCCTTGACCAATCATCGAGTGACAAGCCACGGTCTTGATCGTCAGGGTGAATCCCCCAACCAACTGAGCTTGGCTCTGGCTTTAAGCCTTGTTGATAAGATTCAAAGCTACCCTCGCCAGTACCTTTAAGACCGCCGGGGCCATATTGCGTGGCAATACTTTCAGAAGTCCTGCCTAACTGTGCTTCCTCCTGCGCCAAGGCGCGTCTAGTTGCGTCTTTGGCTTGCAAGTTGTTCATGCCTCGCGCCATCAGTTGTCGCTGCAAAGCATCTGCTGAATCCAGCTCACCTGAGAGCGCACCACGCGCCATTACTGGGCTAGACGATGGCTCTTGATAGAAGCGGTCGAAGTACTCAAGTTCATCTGGCGTTGCGCCTTCACGGAACTTATCGGCCAACTCCTTTGAGCGTCGCCTTCTATTTACTACATCAAATAAACTGGCCATAATCAATCTCCCTTACCACCACCTAAAATTAAATCTTGGAATATCCCTGACTTGGTTGCGCTTGGGTCTTGAAATTTTCCGGTCAAGCCAGTTGTGCCGCCATAAACAGTACCCGCTGAGTCGCTAAAGCTGGCTTGATTTCCCGGTTGAGTTACATTTTGCACGGCTGATTGTCCCTGCAATACGCCGGGATTAAGACCACTACCAAAACTTGATGCGACTGATCCAGTCTGTGCCAAGGCTTGACCAAGTCGTTGTTGTTTCTGTGCCAAGGCATCACCAAAGGTCAACGCTGCCCTGTACTTGTCCATCTCAGCAGTTCGACCAACACCAATACCCATCCGACCCAAGCCGCGCTCAACATTAGTCATCTCCGAACCAGACAACTTCGTGGGGTCTTGTGATGCCAGCAATGCTTGAAGACTTGCAGCTTGTTGTGCTTGCGTATCAGCAAGATGAGGTGCAGCCGCTTCCTCAAACGCTCGCATACCTTCGCCAACAGTTTTCCCAGTACCAGTATCTTTGGAATAAATATCAGCTTGATTGGCTGCGTAAGCACCACGGTCTAGTCTTTCTTGCTCACGGCGCTGTCTATTCTCTAGTTGGTATTGACCCTCTACACCCTCTTCTAATACAACTGGAACATGCTTACCTTGCTCATTAATTTGCTTAACAATGTTACCTTGCTCATCAGTTTGATACTGTGTTTCTGTCCCAAAGTTTACTCTATTGTACAGATCACGCTTACCAGTACCTCGACCTTGAGCGTCTTTTATTTGTGTTTGAGATTTTACTGTGCCGTCAGGATTGCGTTTAGTTAAGAAACCAAATTCAATTAAGTCATTAGCATCTGCCAGTCCAGTTGCTTCCATTGTACCAGCAGCAATTTTTGCTTGAACAAACTCTGGAAGTGCTTTTTTAAACGCTTCTGTGTTTTGTCTAATAGCCTCCTTTGCCGTGTCATCCTTACCAAACGCTTCAGATATGATGAATGCTTGCATTATATTGCCCAGCATATCACCAGACAAAATACCACCCTCCTTAAACATTCCACCAAGATTGTCTATGAACGGCCCTAATAGGGCTGCCCCAGCCTCGGTGAGTTTTTCGAGCCACTTTGCGGGATTTAGAATATCTTCCAACATAATGTTATGAACTGGCCATTAGGCCTTTATCTTTCATTGTATTTAAAATGGCAATGATTGCCGTTTGATTATTCGTTGCACTATTACCCGATGGGTTGGCCACATACACACACTTCTTTACAACACCATCGGTACTGGTTGTCGCATCTGGTACTACCAGATTATCAAGCATGGCGTTTGCTGCCGCAAGGTCAGCAAACAACGTAGTTGCGTCTGTGAAATCTGTATGAGATACATTAACTGACATAAGCTTGTGATAACATTGGGTTCATAGGGGTAAAATCCTGTGTCTGAAGCTGGATGTTTGATAGTTTAATTCCATTTGTCCATTTCAATGCGTAAGACACTTTCCAACCCTGTTGACCGCCTTGAAAGTTGTAAAGTAAATTTTGTATCTGCTTCGGCCCGCTCCACACCGTTGACAAGGTAACGGGGAATGTGATGGGCGTGGCCTGTGCCGCCAACGTCTTGGACTGTGAGCCAGCTGATGTATCCGGCGTTGTCTCGTCGTTCACGCGCTGTGTTGCTGTAACCGACGAGGCAAATTGTACCTTGTTAAATAGAAGGCGAAGTTCCTGTGGCTTCTGCTCGACTCTGGTATCGTTGGTGCAAAATGCTTTAGTCTCGACGTATGCCGTTGCGAAGTTAGAACCCTCATATAACTTAACGCATTTGTAGGCTGGATCGCCTGAACTGGTTGTTGTTCCATGTGTGATTGCAAATAACTCACGCTTGGTGTTTGTCTCCACTTTGGCGAAGTTTATGACAGGCCCAATGTTAGAGTTGCTGTCATCCGTGAGTTGATCGAAACTCACGAACTGTTTTGTGAGCGTGTCAAAGACAAGAATGCCGTGTCCAAAGATAGTCTTACACGCAAATAGCGCATAATCATCAAATACAATGGCAGCACATTTCCCGCTCTCTTGTATAACACCCCTAAACAATTGAGCGACCTTGAGTGAGAAGACTGAGTTGCGTCCCTCGTTCTTCGATTGCATCACAGCATTGAACGACCTCAAGCCCTCTGGATCAATGAAGGCAAAGTCACCCAACAAATCAACGAACGAATGCTGGTTGATTGAGTTGGCAGTAAACAAATGTTGCTTTGCAAAAGACCCTTCACCAAACACAGTCGTACTGTAATCAATCGTGACACCATAGCTTCCCCCAACTGTTGAAACAAAAAGCGCCTCATTGTTTAATACGGATAAAGCTGTGATTGCATTATAGCCAACTGTGTAGGATGTGGCTGGTGCGCCTCCAATCGTCTCGTCAGAATTTATCTTGTCGCCATCTTTGGTAACGGCAACCACAAAGTCCATTGGGCGGCCACTTGCACTATGATAAATCTCCGTTCTATCAGGGCTAACAACAAACAACTTGTTGTTAAAGAATGCCATCTGTCTACCAATTGGTACATACTCACGCGCTGCTGATTCTCGATTAACTACGGTTAAAATTGCTGTATTTGACGTTGAACCGGGGTCTGTAAATGTTAACGTATCATTCTTTCTGTAGTCAAGACCTCCTGAAACTAAGGTGAATGTTGGATTTCCACTACCATCTGTCGTTGCCGAGAAGGTTGCGCTCACACCATAACCGCTGGTGCTTGTTGCGGCAAAAGCTGAGTGAGTTTGGCCTGCTTCCCACGCTGTGCTTGGTGTTGGTGTAAGATCAGAAACGCTTGTAATAGTACCACCATACACCCACTCAGCATAAGTTTTAGCTTCTCTAGGATATAGAGATACTTTATCCCCCGTAATCTCTATAATTCTCGGCGAATTTATACCGTCCTGTACAATAATAGCTGCTACTGTTCTTTGGACAATGGTGTCCGTTGCCAACTCAAGTGATGCACCCGCCACATTCGTATCTTTGCGTAGAAAGTTTTGCGTGGATGCAGGGACAGCCTGAACAAATATCTCCGCCGCCTTATCCATACTAAAGCCAACTAATACGGCCCAAGTAGTTTCATCAGGTGCCCCAATGTATCGGAATTTACAACTCCCCTTGAAGAAGAGAAAGACGAACTCGCCGATAGAATAGATTGCTTGGATTGGTGGATTCGATGTGAATGCGCCTATGCTAGTGGAGATGTCGTTGACGTTCTTGATTCCCTCCAATGTGCCGAAACGGTTGCGAACGTTCTTGGCAAACTTGTACTCATCTTCTCCCAGTCGAGTGTCATCCACCGACATATTCATGCCGCCAACAAATGATTGTTGTGAGTAATCAGCCACGGTGATAGTGCCAGCGGCGAGCCAGCGTAATTGCATCATGCGGGTGTCGCCCGAATTGCATTAGACGTTTTTGTCCACGCTCAAGGTCAGCTATCTTGCGACCCAAATCGCGTGTCACTTTGCCATCATAAACCATCGCCTCTTGCAGCTTGCCCTGTTCCTCCATGAACAACTGCATCATCTTGTGCATCACGATATTCTCAAAACCGTAGAGTGGAAATGGATCGTTGTCGCTCTTGATGTGCTTCAGCTTCTTCTTGTACAAAACTTGCAGAGTGTGCGAATCATCCTGTGCCGCCGTGTCATCCCAAGGAAACTCGGCGATGTCCACTATCATGTACTGAGCCTCGGTCTCGTCGTGTGGTATCTCAGAATAAATAATGGTATTGTCTGCCGTGTCTACAAGCTTCATCAAACCGCCACTATCCTCTGCGTGATTCCCGTAACGCTCGTTGTTTGTGTCGAAACGGCGAATACTCGATATACCCGATATTGTGTGATGCGTCGCAAGTGTTATGGCAGTTGAATCTGGTGATGATCCTGTGTGTGCGCCGGGAGTTATCGTGACTGTTTGCCTGTCTGATGTGGATGTCTCAAATGTAACTGCAAACTTCTCTGTTGCAGCAATGTTAGCATAAGCAAGCAACGTCAGACCTGTCGCAGTTGATCCACGCGCCGCCGTTGTTGCAGATGCCAAGGATTTCTTGAGTGGATCATAACCAACCACACGCCAGCAACGATTGTCACTTCGCCAGTTGTTCTGGTTATATTCTGACAGGAGATTGTTAATGCTCCACGTTAGCTTCGACTCTTTTTCGCGCATCGCACGAATGGCGTGGACATCACGACTCAACGCAATTCGTTGATCGCCAGCAACGTAAAATTCTTCTTCAACCAATGAGCCGGGAATGTCAACGTGTTCATATACTGACTGCATTGCCTCATTAAGGAAGTCGAGTATAACGTAGCGTTGATTGGCGTCACCAGCATTAAGACCAACCTTGCGCCCAAACCTGTCAATTATGTATTCAGCACTCATCGTTTAACGATTGCGACGATTGTTGGCTTTGTTCTTTTTGTTATAGCCGACACCGTTATTGTGGCTCTTTTTGTGATGGCGACCACCGCTTGGCTTGACCTCTTCGTTATTGTTGCCCAACTCATGCTTTAGTTCCCTTACAGCACCAAGTAATTCATCCAAGTTCTCCTGTAACTCATCTCTGTCACCGACGCTCAATTTCATACTCCAGCTTTGCTACCTTTCTTAGCGCGGCCCTTGTGAACTCCGGCGCTGCTTCCCTTGCTTTTTGAAACTGTGGGTGCTGGCTTAACTCCTTTACTCCTTCCAACTGTGGTGTGCTGCACGCGCTCACCATCAATAAGAGCATCAATGTGGCCCAACTTGTCTTCCAGCCGATTCTTTGCATTGGCTTCCTTCAAGGCATCCGCAAGTCTAAAGACCAACCGTTCCAATGACGGTATGGCCTTAAACAGCGATGCAAGTAATCTAACTATCCCCATTCGTGTCGCTCTTCACACCTTTCCGCAGAAAGACTGCCAGCAACGAGGTGATCACCACGTTTATCATCACGCCCATCTCCATTTCACCGGAGAAATAAGCACCCACAGCCGCGAGTATCCCGCCAACCGCCGTCACATATGTTTTCTTTCCTGATAGCATTATCTTTTCCTCAATAACTCCTGCACTTTAAGTGTAATATACAATAGCGTTACTAAACTGATTGTAACTTTTAATAGAATATCAATTTCAAGTAACCAGTTTCCTAATCCTGAGACCGAAGCCGCAAAGACTTTTAAATCATCTAGGTTCATGTAAAAATCGCTCAACTAACATTTGCTTGGCAACTTCTATTACACCAATCATTTGCTCCAAAGTCAAGTCCAATTCCTGTTCGGAATACTCAACTGCGTGACAAATTCTACGAGTGAACTCATCCAGTTGTTGTCTCTCGGTCATGACTTGCGCCTTCGATTCCTTGATGCTTTCCTTGCATCTATCCTCTGCTGAGCGTAGCCCTTTTCAACTCTCAAAGCTTTTGCCTTCTCAGCTGCTCGCTTGTTACTGGCTACAGCATCCTTACGTGCTTCATCTGCCTTACGCTTACCTTTTTTAACCCTATCCGCACGTCGCGCTTTTATATGAGAATCTTGCTGTTCAGCTTTTTTAGCTTTTCTCGCTGCTCGTTTTGGCTTGTCTGATCCCGCAAAAGGATTCTTTTTGCCGGACTTGCCTTTCGTCTTCGGCTTTGCTCCCTTGGCAGCTTTTGCACCAAATGGATTCGGCTCTTTGATCTTGCGAACTTTACCGCCTTGACGGCTCAATCCTTGCGCCTTCAGCAACTTGCGATCAGCTTTCTTCAAGCCAACTCTAGCTTTTCTTGCAGCACGTTTTGTGGCTTTAGCGGCTTTCTTTGCAGCTCGACCAGTAGCTTTTGCACCAGTTGCCACGGCTCGACCTGTTGCTTTCGCACCTGTGGCAGCTCCGCGACCTGTAGCTTTGACTCCTTTTACGACTGCGCCGCCGATTTTCTTTGCCCCACCAGCCGCTTTAAAAGCACCGCCAGTTGCTACTCCAATACCTAAGTCGAGTGCAGCTTTTCCCGCGAGTTCAGCCTCGTCCAAGTGCGTCATATTTTTTATATCTTTACCATATATCTTAGCAAGCAGCGAAGTCATACCCAATGGATTACTGAGCTTATCACCTTTAAATCTACCTTCTATTTCAGATCGAAGATTCTTGCGCCGTTGATCATTAGCCAACTTTTTCGCTGGTGTTAATGATTTCTTTTTAGGTGTTGCCTTCTTGGCAACTGTTTTAGGGGCTGCTTTTTTAGCAACTGCCTTTGGTGCTGCTTTCTTGGTCGCTGGCTTTAGATGTGGGCTGGGCTTTGGCTTGTACGTTATTGTTGTACCACCACGTTTAGTTACCGCAGCGCGTTGAGCAGGAGTTTTAGAACCCGCAACCATGTTACGCCTAACTTGGTCACGCAATTTCTTTGCTGTCTCACGTTTGCGTTGACCACTCTTGCGGGACATCTCCATTAAAGCTTGTCCACCCTTTTTTCTTTTGTATGCCATAATTATCCTTTTAAGTTTTTACTTACGAGCCGTAACCTCCGTATGCATCAAGGTATGCATCATGACCTGAAGTCTTTGGACGCTGCTGACTTGGCTGTTGATACATCTGTTGATGCCGTGCCAACGGCATCATTGATTTTGATTGCGCGGCCTGTGCTTGTTGTTGACCTGCTACTGGCGTTCCAGTTGGTCGCTGACTATAACCGCTATAAGTTTGTTGTCCTGTATTCGGCATTCCAGTTGGTCGTTGGCCACCGTAAGAAGAATTCATCTGCCCTGTATTCGGCATTCGTGAGCCTAGAGGCTGCAGAGGCTGACCCATTCCTTGTTGTAAAGGCTGACGCATTCCTTGTCCTAACTGACGCGGCGGCTGCTGCCTCTGAGTCATCATTCCCGGTTGTTGCATTCCCGGTTGTTGTATTGCCCGATAATCCCTTGAATCCCGTGGTTGATAAACCGTTGATTGTGTCCGTCCACCACCAACTCCGGGCGTTGCTGTTGGTATTCCGGGTACACCAGTATGCGGTTGTCTTGCAGGATCAAGCCCAGCAGTAGCACTCGGTATATTTAATGTACCCTGCGTCCCTGTTAAAGGTGGTGATGAGATAGGAGCAACTGCCGGTTGTTGTGCTGCAAACTGCTGTCTAAACGCATTGTCCATCAACGTCACTAATTGATCATTATATTGCCAGTTAGGATCTAATGCGCTAACCTGAGCAAGCAAGTCTGAATATGATAATTGTCCAGTTTGCTGTGCATCAGCTAACCCCTCTGCTGTGTATGGATATTGTACTCCTCCGATATTAGGCATTTGTTTTTCCTTCGTATTCTATATCAATAAACGGTGTATCTATCTCAAGCTTGCCGGGCAATGACTTGCAACCTACCAACATGATAATTAACAGGATTCCTCCAAGAATCGCTAGTATATACATGACATCTTTTGCTTCTTTACTCATCGTTCCGCTTGGTAGACACAGGCTTTTTTGTTACGCCCATGCACTTGTAAAGAGACGAGACTTCAACTCGCAACATTGCAATCTCCTTGGCAAGCTTGTTTGTCTCTTTGTCATGTCCATTCAATCTGTCAATCAGTTTGACAACTATCGTATAT